ATCATTCGAGAAAAATAATGCCGTAAACCTTTGCAAATACCGACGTTACGCTTTCATGCTATTAAGCATGAAATTTATCGCCCCTACACTTGCGGCTCTTGTTCAAACTTGTCGATGGACTGTAACTTATTGGCGTTACGTGGTATAAACACTTGACTTTTTCTTGCTATCCGCTATTCTTACCTACGTCGTCAACTGAAATAACGTGCCTGCTTTCCCTTATCATCCACTTTCCGGAAAACGCGCCGAATCCATGTAATTCGACGTTTGCCCCTGCAACTAAGAGTATATTCCCATCCGCCTGAAATGACCCTGTTAGCTTCTCTTTGTTCTTGTCTCGCAGATTTCCTACTGCCAGAGCCTCCGCTTGTCCCGCGTTTTCTACACGACCGCCCACGACCAAAGTATCTTTTTTGGTCGGATCTCCGCTTGTCTTTACATTCCATTTTTGCACTTTGTTTTTTCGTATATCACGCTTTGAAACCGAAGCCGATTCATACGTTTCTGCCGTTTTGTCCTTGAAATTATAGCTGTTTATTTGCCACCTTTGAAACGACAAAACCGGTTCGCTATTTTCGATATCCTCCGAGTTAAGGAAAATTAAATCTTTACCCCTAATCGAAAAAACAATTCCGAATCGCTTGCATAAATTAGATAAAAATGACAAGTCACTCTCATAATTTTGAGTTTTTCGCTCGACTTCAATTTCCGAAAGTCGGGATGTATCTCCCATCAAGTTGAGGCCGTGCTTGTCCGCTATGACCTGCGCTATTTTTCTAAGAGATTGATTTTCATAGGCACGACTGTTTTTTGTGCGCAAGTCTGTTGTTATTGCAGATGCTATTCCGCGAATGGTGAAAACATCCGGTTGACCATTAAGTTCACATTCATCAATTTCAAAAGAACCGCAATCAAGTAAGTTTCCAGGATAGCCTATTTTAAGATTCAGCGTATCTCCCTGAGTTGGATACCAATCAGACTGCCATAAACCTTGAATATCATCTAAAACAATCATACATTCATCGCTTTGCTCCTCTAACTTATCTGCATATTCGATAGATGAAATAAACCTACAGATTTCTTTTGTAACATTTTTACCTGCTATTTCGACTTGAAATAATGGTTGTGTTATGTACGATTTGCTTGATTTCATATATTTATTTATATAAACATCCAAGTGTCTGATTTTTGAAATGTTAAAGGATAATATGTATTTGAAGACCAGAAATCACCAACATTTTGAGTAATCTTTACATTTCCGAAATTTGATGTAAGCTTAATACAGTCTAATCCCCATTTAGGATAATTCATAAAATTCGAAGATGATATATTTGTGTGATTATAAGGACGAGGAGAAATTTCAACTCCAAGATTGTTAATATACTCTACACCAGTGTAGTACACTCTTTGACCACCTGACATATAGTTTGACCTAACATAGTCCAAATAGTAACCATTCTCTCCTGATAGTCTGTAATTTTCATTCATCAGGTTAGTTGACATGAAAAAGTTTTTCGACGTATCGAAATATATAGTTAATCCACTCAAATTAGTGCCGCTCTTAAGGTCAGATAATAATACCTTAACGCCTATTACAGCAACTACTCTGACTGTTTTCGTTACTGAGTAAATAAATTTATCGGAACTTGGAACTATTAAATCTGGCGATCCATCATCATATTTAATAATCCATCCAAAATTTTTAGCACTATTGCCGTTTACTTCAAATATAAATTCTTCACCAGACCTCGTCGTGATACCTGAATTTTCTATTATAGAAAAACTCCCATCGCTATTTTTTCTTTTTACTGTTAAGTAATGTTCAATAGTATGTTCAAATACTATTCCTCCATTCCTATCCTGAATGTCAAAATATAAGCGAGGCTTTCGAGAATTAAATAACCATAAGCAGCCTCTTCTATGTAATAATCCGTCGTTCATATTTAGTATAATTTATTGAGATACAAGAATGTAAGAATATCTACCATTACCTACACACCAGATGTTTATATTTCCGACTTGGCCTGCTGTTAGTTCCATAGTATTTTCTGTAATAAATATATTTCCACTAAGAACAGGTACTGTTATTAAGATGTTTGCTGTTGCATTTACCTCAACCATCATCACCTGACCGATCTTCATATCAGATGAAAGCGATAAAGTACTGTCAGTATTTAGCGTCGCTATAACGGATTGTTTGTCAACCGGCAAACACGCGAGTGTATAAACGTTGTTTACACCATAACGGAACGCCAAATCTCCGCCATTTATGAGCGAAAATAGAAAGTCATCTTCCGTTCCGGTATTCCCCGCATCAAGCCAAATTTCATAAGCGGACTTTCCCGGCGCGCCAACAACCAAGTTTGATCTCGCACGAAAAGCCCGCGTTCCGACGATTACTATAATCGTCCCATTTTCGAGCTGTTGAGTTGTAGCTTCCGGTAGATTTCCGACCGGTACTATGTTAAAATCTGTCATATTATTTTATATTAATACAATTATTCTGTTATTTTCATCTGAAAAAATACCTAAATAGCTATCATTCAGAACACTCCAACGCCAAATTTCATCGGGCTGAATTTGTTCGACACTTGATAGTGAATCTCCTTTCCAGGGGGGTAGGTTATTGTTTGTCGAAACCACTTCCGGTTCGATGATAGGCACTACAAGAGAAGTCCCGATCGGGAAAACCGGATACATCGGGACAAGAGGATTAGCATTTGCCAATATGCTTATACCGTGCATCCCTCCGTAAAACATTTGCGCCAGATTGTCTATTCTATCATTTTCGATAGTCGCGTAATTAAATAGTGCCATATTTTAATACTTTAATTTCCTGATTCTTTGCTTGCAACAAAAGAAACTACCGGTGCGGCGACGCGTGCGACTTTATCCGCTGATGCTGACAGCTCATTTGTTCGTATTTCGAGTGTTGAAAACGATGCCAAGTCATCAATCTTTGCAAGATTATCAGCGTATGCAATTGCCTCGTCTATGGATGTGGGCAACTGCGAAGCGCGTTTGATAATTTTCTTTGTGAGCAATAGTTTTGATTTTGCATCGCCGTAAAACAGCTTCGCGTCGTTTGCCATCGACTTAACGTCCCGAACTCCGCGCTTTAATTGCTTTGTTCCGCTCCTGACTTGATTTAGCACGTTTTTTGCCGAATTAACCTCCGACCGTGCTTTTGACAAGTCAGTTGTTATTTGCATTGCGTCTGTCGAAACCGGAGACCCTGCTTGCTCTCGTATCCGGTTAGTTAATCCTGCAATCGCTTCCCCTTTGACTTGAGATTTTTCGCTTCCGGGCGGAGGTGCGTATTCCTTAATTGACAAATTTAAGTCGCAGGATTGAAGTTCACCGGTTGCGGTCATTTTGTTAACGGTCATATTGAGAGCGTTAATAATGAACCGTCCTACCATCACGCCCGCGCCGGTGACGAGTGGTAAAATTTCTCCCTGCGACTGTGCTATTTTCAGTGCGTCAAGAGACTGTGCAGGTTCGCAAAAATCGGTAGAAAGTGTTATTGATAACTCGATAGATACTAATTCTTCGCCGGTTTTTTGCAGGGAAGGCTTTGCGCCGACGTGCGGAATTTCGCCATACTTGACAGCGTGCGTTTCACTCCAAGATTTTGGGGTGTTTAGTGCGTCAAACTTTATGTCTCCTAACTGACAAAACATATATTAATCATTAGTTTAAGTTGTTTTAATCCGCAAAAGCAAGCCTTCTATTATTCGCCAAAGCATCTTGAATGATACGCAAAAGTTCTCCTTTTTGTCGCTGCAACTCCTGTATAACACCCTTCCCTGTTCCACCTGTCACGTTCACGGTTGGATTGTAATTTACCGTAAAACCACCGAACCTGCTATTGTCAATTGTGTTGCTTACGGTGTTTGTGTTAGTCGCACCTGCATTTGTTATAGACTGCATTGTTTGCATAGCCAGACCTTGAGTCGCAACTCCGGTAGCGTTCGTTCCTTTTTCAATTCCACCCGCGAGTCCTTGTGTGATGTTTAAACCATATTCAACGAAAATTTTTGAAGGACTGCTAATCCCTAAAAGATTCTTAAAACTGCCGGCAATTGACGCGCCCAAATTTTTTATCGTCTCAATTGGTGCGTTAATCATAGATTTAATACCGTCTACAAGCCCTTGAATTATACCTTGACCCCACTCTATAAATCTTGTTTTCAGGTCTGCGAACCAAGTTTGTAGGCTTGTTTTAATATGTTCAATCCATTGCACAAGATTTAGTTTTTGTGCAATAGCTTTCATACCATTCCAGCAGTCTACGAATATTCCTTTTACGGCATACCAAGCTCCCTGCCAGTCGCCTTGAAATAACTTGATAAATACTTTTACGACGCCCATAATTACATTTACGGACATCTTAATGTACTCAATAACAGCACCGAAAACAGACTTAAATATTGCAGTTATAACGCCTCCCCACTCATCCCAAAACGCTTTGATAGAATTGAATATAGGTTGAACAATTGACCATATAAAATTAAACGCCCATTTCCAGTACGCAATGAGTAATCCGAAAACTACTTTGAAACCTTCGGTAATTGTCGAACCCCATCTATCCCAAAACTCTTTTAGATAGCCGAAAATAGCGACTGCAACGTTCTTTATTTGTGTCCAAACTGCTATGCAGATGTTTCTAAACTTTTCGTTTGTTTTGAAAAGATAAATAAGCCCAGCTACCACTGCCGCAATAGCAACTATGATAATTCCTACGGGATTTGCAGCAAGCAATTTTAATGCAACGCCAAGCATACCTACAGACTTAATTATAAATCCTATTGCCGTAATCAACGGCCCCGCTACAAGCAAGAATCCGGTAACGGAAGTTACTACTTTTACAATAGCGGACATCAATGCAGGATTCGCGCGTCCCCATTCAACTACTTTTTGAATAACACCCGTAATTTTTTGAGTAACTTCTTGTACATACGGAATAAGCAAACTACCAATCTGCCTACCCGCTCCTGTGACTGAAAATTTTAAATCATTAAGTGCAGTGTCTAAGTTATCGGCTGCGTTAATGGCGTCCGTACTCAAAACAAGCCCCATTTTTTCAGCTTGCTCCATTAGAGCCGTGATACCTTTTTCACCTTCATTCAAAAATGGGATCAAGTCTGCGCCGGCCTTTCCAAATAACTCCATAGCTGCCGCGACTTTGCCTGGCCCGTCGGCTGTTTTAGCGAAAACTTTTGCAGTGTCTAACAGCGTATTTTTTACGTTGTCAGTGCGAATGTTCAAGTCTTTGAATATTGTAGTTGCTTTATCTCCTTTTACCCTGAAATCGACGATGTTTTTGTTCAACTTCGTAATTGCAGATGTAAATGAATCGAACCCTACCCCGTTTCGCTCTGCTGCATAAGAGAGTTTTTGTAAGTCCTCAACTCCCATACCGGTTTTTTTTGAAGCGTCTAAAATCTTGTCCCCGTAATCCGCCACCTTTTTTGCGCTCGCAAATATGGCAGTACCAAGCCCGACGCCTGCTGCCGTCATCGCTCCGCCGACTTTCATCATCGACGTGCCGATGGCCTGCGCTTTTTTCTCAAATGCAGATAATTTAGATGTAGAATCTTTGACCGCCTTATCTATGACACCGGTCATCTTGTCCGTTGCAGACAAGAGGAATCCAAGTTTCATTATGTTTTCAGCGGCCATTTCCTTTTGATTTTTCTATTCCTGCTAATATAACCCGTTGTGGGCGTTCAATTTCAATTTTATATAACTCTAAAGCTGAATCTAAATAGAGAAAAAAATCTTCTACAAAAAGATTTAGAACGGATTCTATCCCACCGCCGGTATAGTGCGACAAAAACACTACATCGGAATGGGATATTATTCGTTTTTTGGTTCGTCCTCGCCCAAATGACTTGAAATGATAGTCATCTCTTCATCATTGAAACAATCAAGAAGGTCTTCATAAACAATTGTTTTATAATCGTTTTCTCCGGGCAACTTGACCAATAATTTTGAAGCCATAATTCGCATTCCAAGCTCTTCTTGAGTAATTCCCTTCGACTTCATGTGATTAACCATTTCAGATACTTTAATGTTTCTGATAGCTATTCCAGTCCCGTCCGGTAGCTCAAACTCTTTTTTTAAAGCGAGTTGCGGTTTTCGGTTTAATCTTTCCATAAGTTACGTGCCAAGATTTGTTCTGCGCGCCTCCAAAATGTCTTCCCCGTCAATTTTGAAGATGTTATTAATAGCGTCTACTTCGATAACTTCATCCCCGTTGACCTCTAACTTGTAGTAATTTACTGCAACCGTGCTTTCAACCTCAACGTCATTCTTTTGTGCGAATGACCCGCCTTGATGTTTGATTCCAAAACCGCGAATGTAGATTACGACAGGCTGCTCATCAACTAAACCTGCATTGTCGAAAACGGCCTTTGACGAGCGAACCATGATATCGACAGCCCGCATGGGATTAGCCATGACCGCTTGCACGTCGTTGTTAGGATACGTCCATTTGATTGTCGCTTCCATGCTTTCAACGCCATTTGGGAAACGTGCAGTTCCGTACATTCCAAGTGATTGATAATCATTCATTGTGAAATTTACGTCGGGACATGTGACTTCAGAAGCCTGCCCATGAGTCGACGTGTTGTTTACGTAAACATTTGCGTCAAATACTTTTTGAATTGATAGTGCCATAGTTATGCAAGATTAGAAAGTTGGTTTAAATCTATTTTGTACGTAAACGTCAACCGCTGCATTGGTATCGCGGGAGTCCATTCAATGTCGAATGTAATGTGACCGAGTGCTAACTGCCCTACCGGATTGCTTTCTTTTCGATATAAGCATTTGCCGAACACGATAATATTACGTCCCATCAATCCATTAAGGAATTGATTTACAGTATTGCGGATAGAGTCAATGTTTGCCTGATTCAAGGGACGGTCGATGAACGGGATGCAGGCCTGCTCAATCGCGCGTTTCATAATTGCGCGAGTGCGGCGGACGCTTTCAAATGCTTCCGGGCTCTGGTTTCCGGGAAACCCTGTTGTGTAATTTCCCCATTCGACTATCCCGTTCCCGAACATCGAAACTGCGGTTGTAATACCGACTGCGTTAAGCCGATTAGTTTCGGCAGCAGTATCTCCAAGACTGAAAACAAGATTAACATCCATTCCATCAACGCCGTAAACGCGATGATTGGATGATGAAACATGCCAGCCTTTCTCTAAGTCTACTTTTGCCCGAAGTCCCGCCATAAACGCGGACATGGGCTGCGAAATAGTTTTTGGCTCTGTTGGAGTGGTTGTATCATCAACGTATAACGGATTCGCTACTAAGAAGTGAGGGAAAAGTAGTTTCTGTCCTTCATCTAAGTTTGCAAACTCACCGGTTGTTCCGCGAGATGTAAGAGCCTGCGTAAATGTCATGTTATCAGGTGTGTCGATGTATGCCATCACCTCTTTTTCAGCGCTCATAGCTTGCAATTTGTCTCTAACGCCCGACATCGAAGAAAAATGCGGAGCAATGAGAATCATCGGCTCATAACCGTATTGTCCAAGAATAGTCGCAAACAACTCCAAGCCTGTGCGCTGGCCGGTTGAACTTACAGTTCCGACTATCATTTGTGCAGTTACGGGAGTTAATTGGTCATCGCAAACAGCTACTACAAAAACAAGCGCGCTACCTCTTCGGCTCGCTTGCATTCTGATTGCTTTTAAAGATTCCGGTATCGTTCCTTTTTTTCCAAATTTCGCATCATCTTTTTCAGATGAACAAAGGTAAACGACATTTGCTTCCCATCCGCCAACTTTACTCATAAAAAGTGAATCGGCAGTTCCTACAAGTCCGATGACTGCCGTAACAGGATAGTTGACGGGCTGAAAATCAGACTGAATATTTAAGTGTTCAATTCCGTGTAAAAATGCCATTTCATTTATTTTTTAAGCGTTTTACCTTCTTTATCCGCCGCAACGGGTGCGGCTTCTTGTTTCGGATGTTCTACCTTAACATCCGAAATTCGTTTTCTATTTATCAAGGCAAGTGTTGATAAGTCGTTTTCATTCAACTCTATTACATCACCTGCCTTGCAACAATAATCCTTTCCGCCTGCGTTGAAAACAACGTAATTAGACGTTACCGTATACTTTCTCATTCTGCTACATTATAAATGTGAGTAATTTTCTTAATTAATTGTCCGTCTACCGTCTCTTCTCTAATAACGCGGACACGTGGAAATGAGAATTTTAATTGATACTGCCAATAATTTTGTATCCCTGTTACGTAACCGAAGTTTGAGATTGTAATATTTTCTTTAGCGTCCGGAAGTTTCCACTTCATTAAAAGTTGAATTGCCTCCTCCGCAACGCTAAAAATACCCGAATCTCCCTGTCGCGTCCTTGCTTGAAAATAAACCTCAAAAGTTAGCGTTTCATACTGCGCAAAATCGCCTAAATTCTGTGTATCCTCAAACGTACTTCCGGTATAAATTACGTAAATGCGCGGCCTTATAACGGAACGCGGATCGTTCAAACTTTCTATAAGAGGCAACGGCGAAACGTCTGTATCTGCATTGCTTTTAAGCCTGTCAACGATTAAATTTTCGTATTCGTCATAAGTTTTCATACTTCAAACGTTGCTAAAAGGTCGCTATCCCCGCTTAAAAACATGCTGTTTTTCTTGCTTCCAATTACATTCCAAGCCGTCAAATCAAGATTTGCAACGTAATTGTCGCCGTCTACCTTCGTTTCTACAAGCGTAACAAGGTATTTTCTATCCCTAATTATTAGATACTCAAAACTTTGAGCATCAGACAACTCTTTTAAACCTACGAAAGTGTCTTTAAACCACTCGCACGAAGGCTTGTTTGGTGGATATTCATACTTGTCAGCGTCTCCTATTGTCTCTGTCCGAGTTGGGTATTTAAACAGTATATTCCCTTCGATCGTGCTGCCATCAGATTTAAGCCAAACGGCAGGCTCTCCCATCGTATATAATACAACGTGAAAGCACTGCTGTTTAAGACCTTTAAACGGATTCACGAGAGCCGGAATGTTATGTTCCTAACTTTACTGGTACAATACCGTTTGCAGCACCAGCTTCCCATGCGAGTCCTAATCGAATGTTAGTTCCTGCTGTAAGCGTAATTTCTCCTGTAGTAGCTACCACATAAACCGGAGTCCCCTGTGCGATTGTCGCAATAGTACTTGGAACGGGAACACGGTAAACTTGTTCTGCTGCAAGTGCAACTCGCTGACCTGTTACACCGTCCGTAACCGCTATTCCTGCAAATGAGCCAACAACGACAATATCGCCGCTTTTTACTGTTTTCGCAACCGGTACTGTATAATGAAGTACCTCACCTTTTGAAAATAATGTTCTCATATCTTTTTCGTTTTAAAGATTATTTACCTGTCATTTTCAACAAACCGCGATAATCGCCGGCTGCAACTCCGAATTCAGACCTTACACGGTAATCCATTGTGTCTGTGTTGAAATTCTCTTCTTGATTAACTCTAAGCCCATCATTTCCATCGAGATAGGCGTAAATTAATCCTTCAATTGCCGAAGGCGACGCAAACAGATACCATGCGTCCGGATCGGCTAATCTTTGTTCAACTAAGATGCTAAACTTGTTAGCCCAAATGTTTATGTCAACGATATTAGACGGCGTTACTTGTGTCATCAATCGTTGAGCTTTATACTGCAATTCAGTTGGAACTACAAGCATTGAAGGGACAACTCGGATGCGGCGTCCTGAAATGCTTGTCCACTTTGAAAACATCGTGTTGGCGGTTTCCAGACTCGTGTCTGAAAGTGCAGTAAGTGCGCCCGTTGCAATGTTCAGGTGACTTGTATGGAATAATGGATTACCGTCAACCGGCATGACTATGTTGTTAATAATCATACCCCAAACGAGGTCTCCGCGTTTCTCGTTCCAATCTTTTACGAATTTGCTCGGAATAACACTTAGTGCGTTAAGGTCATCGTTTATAAACGCCTCCCTTGTAAATCGTATACCCTCACCGTACTTGGCAATTTTAATATACGATTTGCTTTCCTTCATCGTCGTATACGTTATCTCTCCGCCTTCCGGTATTTCTACCATACCGTTCACGGAATCAACTTGATACAAATTCCTTTGACGGAAGTCTGTTACAGTAGTTTGCTTTGCAATTTGTTCCCAAAATTCAGGAGCAAATTGATAATCAGCCCTCAACATTTTGTTGATGGCTTCCTCAAACAAAGTTCCAAAGTCAGACGTGGAATGAGCGCGTTTCCCGAACACCATGTCTGCTATTTCGATTTTGCTTTTCCCGCGAACATTAAATCCGCGCTCTTGAAGAATTTCGCGGGCAATTTCCGTAAGTGTCATGCCGCGAAATTCATTTCCGCTTTCCAACTTAAATGTTTTAGGTGCAACCCTGTTAAGTACTGCATTGATAACGGCGGCTCTCTTTTTGTCGATAGCTTCTATACCGACTATGGCGGCATTATTACCGTCAATTGTTACTGCGTTGTTTACTGCCATTTTTTTAATAATTTCTTGTCGACATTCATCGACTGTTTTTTCACTCAAATACAATTCAATTGCAATCGAATCGTTTAGTTTTGCAGTTCGGCTTGACAATAAAATTGCGTTAAGCCTACTTTTCTGTTCTTTCGTTGCCTCGCTACGGATTGATGCAACATCTGAAACGGTAGGAGTTTCTACTACGTGAATAGGTGCCGGAGCGGGAGGTGTATCGTTTGAGCGACACCCTTCATCTTTCTTTTTCCTACTTTCCTCGAAAGAATCTCCGCACTCTGGGCAAGTGTATGTTGAACCGGTATCGGTTTCCCATACATGCCCGCATTCGGGACATGTAATTTCTTCCATTTGTCTGATACTGTTTGTGTTAATACTAATTATTTCGACCTCGTTTTCGGGTTCTTGATTGCTTCTCACACCGCAATTAGCGTCTGCCGGTACTGAAACAAAAGATATTTCAAAGGGAGACCAGTCAATAGCGCGATACGTTGGTATACTTTTGCCGGAAATTTCAGGACTTTCCTTTTCGTACTTGTAAACCCTGTAACCTACGCTTATATCCCTGATTATACCGTCTTTAATATCTTGAAATATACCGTCAACGTCTTTTCTATTCGATAATTTTACGGTTGCAATTCCTTTAGCACCCTCAAACCTTACATCCGTTGTGCGACCGATCTGGCTTTTAAGTTCATAAGAATTGTGAGAATCTATTACGGGCAATCCCTTATCAATCCTGTCTTTTCTCACGCTTTTTTCGTCGCAAACAAGGACTTCATTGTAATCTTCTACCCAACCGAATCGGAAAACGGGTGTCTCGGTCGCAAATACAACCTCAACCGTCCTTTCTCCGACGTTGACAGTTTCGGGTACAATTAAAGCCCTTCCTTGTAACTTGTTAATTTTACTGTTGCTGCTCATTATTATCTAAATTTTGATTTGCACTGCTTTTTGCTTTTGTTAAAATGAAACCGTCACCCATAGACGAGACCATCAATCCAAGCGACTTAAGTCGTTCTACGTCTTGTTTATACTCTTCAAAAAATTCTTCAGGATCTCGTCCGTTTTCCCGAATTACCTCGCTTAGTGTTGTCAAACCGGCTTGTAATTGCGAAATTGTTGCATTTGTTTCTTTGACGGGATCAAGCTGTTGAATGCGGGGGGCCGTCCAATCTGTTTTTATTCTCTTATTCAACTTCCCGGATATGATGCAAGCATCTAAAAACCATTCCCATACAGGACGACAAATTTGTTGCTCCATAAGTCCGTATTGCCAAGCCTTGAAATTTCCGGTTACATCGATTTTTGCCATTCTTCCTGAAGTGAAATTGACTCTGGAATAGTCCATAGTTAGCATTTCGAATGTAATTCCGTATGATGCTGCAATTCCCTGCAAAATTCTTGTAGTGTAGATTTCATAATCTCCGATTGCCGGCGGATCGCTGAATGTAATTGTTTCTCCTTCGTTTAACCTTCGCAACTCGCCCGGCATCATGTCTATTATTGAGTTGTTTTGCCCGTCAAACACCTCC